GTTTTGTTTTGTTGAACTAGATGCCAAACTTGAATACCGTCGTCTAATCTAAGGTCATCTACTGTAAACTGCACAGGCATTTGTGCTAAGAATTTTTGCATAACTTTGATATCATTTGCTTTAACCATTTCAAAAGCCATATCACCCATGCCACTGGCATTCATTGCCAAATCGTCGTCACTGTCTAGGTCCATATGTGCAACATAGTCACCGTATCTAGGACCGTACTCTTGTGCAAATAATTTTTCTAAACTGGTATGTGACATCCAAGTTGGTAATTTTAAATTTTCAAATGCTGATTCGTTGACTGCATCTGGTAAATTGTGTGGATTGACGGTCAAGTGATGTATCCAAAGTGCTCTGGCATCTTCGGCATGATCTATTATCCTTGAAAGTCGTAATTCTACTATATATCTTTTGAGATCATCTAGGTTTTTAATTTTGCCACTCTTAACGTCACTGTCAATATATTCGCCTGCCAGTTTTGCACTAGGACTTAAATTGTCTATATCTTCATTTGTTTTCTTTTTGCCTGACTTCATATTAGCACACCAATGATACATTTTAGCACGTTCACCTGAATACTTTTTAGCCTTGGCTCTTAGACTGGTAACAGAACCTTTACAACTTGCTCCACTACGTTTTACTCTGCCTGGGCGACTTTTGCCTTTCTTCTTACCGTCAGCAAAGTTTTCCCCCTGGATAATAGCAAAGTTGTTGTTTAATAAATCTTCTATGTCAGTGTCGAAGTCTAAAACATTGTAATCTTTGTCTATCAGTAATGCATCTTTCTCATCATAGGGCATAGATCCTCCCTTCCCGTCTGGTCTCATGTGCATTGTGCCGTCCTGTTTTTGTGCAGGAATGATCATCATACCATTACCAATTTTAATTACATTTTCTTGCCATTCCCACGCACTTATAATTTCTTCTGCCTTGCTTTGTGTGATTTCTGGATAATCTGTCACGTTTTCTATTGCTTGTACACCTTTTGGTGTAGGTTCATTGCTAGGTAAGAAAAACTTTTGTTTGCCTTTGTGTGCTTTTTTTAATTTATATGTAGGCATTGTGTTGTAATCTGGTACACCGTACTCGTCTACTTTTGCAGGTTCTAAAATTTCTAATGCTTTATCATATAATTTAGTAAATGATATTTGCTCATTGGACTTTCTATATGCATCCTTGGCCATTTGCAATGCTTTGTTGTGTATTTCTGGCGTTGATGCCTCGTCGCTTAGATGTTCGACCATTGTATCACTAGTGGTATGGCTAAATTGTTTCATTAATAATTCAATAGGCACATTTACTTTGATTGCATCTACTTTTTCTATGCCTAGTAATCTAGCCGCATCATACCTATGGTGGCCGTTTACTAGATAATTGTTTACATCAATTATAAAAGGTTTATCTTTTCCGTAAAAGTTTTTTGCAACTTTTTGTGCTAATCCTGGTACTCTATCTGTTTGAACTGGTTTGATATTTGCTATACTTATTTTGCCTTTTTTGTAAGGTATTTCATTATCTATTAAATCTGGTTCTTTGACTTGGGGCATTTCGTTTCTATTAAAATGCTTGTCGCTTATATTTTTATCTAAATCTGCTATTGCTGATTCTGTTAATTCAGATAATGTTATTACGCCACACCCTGCACGGTTGCCTGCGTTGCCTGTTTTTAAACTTTCTTCGTCACCACCTTTACCTAAGTCGTCTTGATCTTCGTGTACTACAACTGCTCTACCTACTATGCTGGTTGCACCTTGTAATTGAATTGCCTTGGATTTTATTTTGAATGTTGCTACACCTTCGCTGTCTGCTTGGATATTTCCTAAATCGCCTACATGCCCGTTATCTATATCGCCATGATCAACACCGTGTGGATTATAATGTCCACCTGCACTATCACAGCCGTCACTGAGATCACCAAATTCATGTATGTGGAATCCATGTAAGCCTTCTGTTAGTCCGCTTATAGACCCGCTTATGATTGTTGCTTTACCTGGCTTTTGTACAAAAGTTATTATGCCTTTAGCATCACCGTGTCCTAATACTGCAACTGCTTTTATAGGTTGTTCTGCTTCTGCTAGTCGTCTTAAACTTTCGCAACTACATTCTGTTGCTTTTGTTCTTGGACATGCGCCTGGCGTGGTTACTTCGTATAATCTCATTTTAGCACTGATACCTGTACTGCTGGACCATTTTGACTGTCTGCCATATCTAAACTTGTAAATGCTAAATGCTCACTGAATTTTGGAAATTCTTCTGTTGTACAGTTTACTACTTTATCATATCTCCAATTTAAAAATATTAATCTATTAAATCCTTTTTTGTTTAACATGTATGCATAATTTTTAAATGACATTAATCCTACAAGTGTTAAGAACCTTGACTTATCCATATTCATAAATGAACTAGTTAATTCTGTTTCTTCTTCTGAGTCAATAACAAATTGATATGTACTAACAATTAATTTTAAAAATTCAGCACCTACACCTTGCTTTACTTGTTCTAATTGTTGTGCTTGATCTAGTATATGGGCCTGGCCTTGATTACGACCGCCACCAATTGCGCCTTTCAAATTGTATATTCTTAATTCTTCTGGTATTTCGTGCTTTTCATAAAATGGTACTAGTTGTGATTTAACCTGTGCTAATCCACTAAACTTAAAGTCGTCAATACCGTTAACCATTCTACCGCCACCTGACGACACTTCTCCTTTGACTTCTATTTCTTCGCCGTTAACTTTAATATCACCTACTGAAGCAAGTTCTACATTAGGTGATAGCAAACACAATCCAAGTTCACCTGGTCCTCTGTTTGAACCAGATATATTAATTCTAAAATCAAATAATTTTTCATAAAGATCATCTATAAATTCTTTAGATACTGCATCAGTTCCGACAAACATGTCTGAAATTTTAAATACACCAGACTTGTTTAATAATTCTGTGTTTACATAATCTGTGTGTCCGTAAGTTTCAACAAATGAATTTAATTCATCAAAATCATGATCTAGTTGTTCAAGTGATAAAACTAATTGTCTCATAATATTCTTATTAATTCTATGATCGTTTTCCTTACCAGTGTCATTATTTTTAAGTCTATCTTCAATATCCAAATTGTCTGCAGACTCTTTATCAAGTTTTAACATTTTGTAAACTCGTCTAGCAAAATTTGGATTTTTTTCTAATGCAGTCATTATGCTGTTTAATCTGTCTTCTGTTGCATCCTCTTTGATATAACTTTCATTGAGATTAAGTTGTTTTACTTCTGCATCTGGTAATCTATTTTTTGCAAAATGCATTAGGATGTCTCTACCACATGCTTCTGGCCCTTCTATGCTTTTTAATTGGCTAAATGCTGTCATCATCCTTGGTATTGGTAATGCTAAATATGCCTGGAATTGCATATCTAAATTACCAACTGGAAAATGTTTTGATAATAATTTTTTTAGTATAGCAAGTTTGTTATTGTTAGGCATGTTTTCTGTTAGTCTTTTAGTTCTACTTAAAATATCAATGCCTATTAAACTTTCAAATTTGTTCTGTTGATCCATAGACCAAATCATTTTTTCTGCTGTTTCTTGGCCATGCAGTTTGGTATATTTTTTTAGAAGTCTTTCCCGGTTATACTTTTTATCTTTTTTTAGTTTCTTTAACAATTCTTCTTCTTTGCGATCTTGTACAAACTTTTCTGCGCCTTGTCTTTCTCTTTCTAATTCGTCATTAGTTGGATTATTCCAATCTTGCTCAAAGAACTTTTCAGCAACTGGACTGCGTAATAATTCTAATTGTTTTTCTAGTGATAACTTTTCAAACTGCTCAAACACATTTTTCAATTCTTGTGCTTGATCTTCGCCTAGTTCTTTTTTAATGTCTGCTTTCATTTTGTTCCTATCGTAATCTTTTGGTGACTTATGTGCACCTGCTCCGCTCATGTTCCTGGAGTTTTTTGCTACTGGATTATTTTGCTTTGGCATTTTTGGTTTCTTTGCTTCCATAATATTTAGTATCTTTGAATTTCTTATTATGTCTAATTGTTCTTGTAAAGGCAGTTTATCAAACTTGTCAAACACACTTTCATTACCTTGTCTACGAGTAACTTCTAATGCATCTTGAAAACTTGCAAAAGGCCCGTTTTCCATATCACCTCGATTTATTAAAGTTCCTAACACCTGCGATTTGAAAACAGCATCATTGTCTGGATTGTTTAAAAATCCTACTAGGTTATTTACTTCGCCACGTGCCATATAATTCTGCATACCACGTTGCATCATTCTATCGAAGCCTGGCCAATTTGCTCTGGCTTTGTCGTAATCTGAATCAAACTCATTTTCTGGTGGCGTTGATATTGTTCTATCATCATCTTTACTATACATACTGCTTACATCATCACCATCACTGCCGTCTGCATTCTTTCTAAAATAGTTTCCACCACTCACATTGTAGTTGTCTCTGATATATTTTTCTGCTTCTCTTACTGCGGCGGCCCATCTTTTTAATCCAATTACATTTTTGCCATCCTCGTCGGTTTCAGCAGGTCTCCATTCGTGGTTTCCATCAAACTGTTTATATGCTTTAGCCAATAAAGTTACACCTTGATCATTTACGCCACGTTCTATGCCTAAATGGTCTGCTAAATTGCCCCAGTCTGTTTCACTTGCTATACCATTTGAAGAACCACCATTGTCAGGATCAATACCAGCCGCTATGGCCATCTTGTCTATGGGTTTACCTAGATCGTCTTTGTCTATGCCTACATCACCATCAAGTACTTTTTTAAGTATATTATCTAATGCTACTTTAAAACTACCACCACTGCTTTGTTTGTTGGCCATTTCTTTAGCAACCACGTCTTTCATTTTTGCTGGGTACTGTTCCCAATCAAATGCATCAAAACGTTTTTGCTCTGCTTCGTCGTCCATATTTTCCCAACTCATACCACTGCTTCTGTTTAGTGGCTCACCGCTTTTGGGATTTTTTGTTTCTTCATCTGGAAATAAATCTTCTTGTCCAGGTGCACCTTTTCTGCTGTCGCCTTTGTGAGTGACTTCAATACCAAGTCCTTGTAATTTTTGATATACATCACCATCGCCTTGAATAAACTTATCTTTGTCAATTAAGTCCTTCCAACTATAACCATATTTGTTGTTGAATCTATTTACTATTTTTTTATAACCCTTTTTACGCCAGGTGTGATAATAGTTTTTGTTTTTTTCAAATGTATCTATAAGTTCTAAACCGTTTGTGGCATCTTCGGCATCGCTAAAATGACTGGAAGGTATAACATAAACTTTAGATTGGTTTACTTTGTCATTAAAATGTTCTATATGATTATCTAAATATGCCGCTCTGTCGTCATAGTCTTCATCTGTGATAGTATCAAAAAAGTCTTTGTCTATATACACCCAACTGTGACTTGGTATATTAAGTTTTGCTTTTGCGTTGTCTCTGACATTCTTTTCAAAGTCTTTGTTGCGTTTATCTAATCGGTTTTTGTTGGATATGTCTGCTTTTAAATCTATAAATCCTTCTGCTGTGAATATTTTATCTAAAGCATTTAAGAACTTTTTGTATCCTGCAAAGTGTGTCTTAATTATTTTATTTGCGTCTGCATTTGTTCTGTAATGTTCAGATTTGCCTCCAGGCTGTTTTCCTTTGAAATACTTTGGTAGCAAACTAAGAGTGTTTCTTATTATGTAATCGTCGTACCCAGTAACAAAATTATATGTATTATCATCGCCTTTGGACTTTTCTATAAAATCTAATGCTCTTTCAGTATCTCTTTCATCTAATCGCAATGCCCATTCGCTTATTGAGATTCCGTGTTCTTTTCGCATTTGCAATTCTTGTTCTTCATCATATCCAATTGTGTTGATTAACTGCTCACCTACTTTGAGAAGTTGTGTTTTAATTTTATTATACTTGTCAGCATCATCTGTTTCTAAATTAGTTAAATGATCCAATCTGTGTCTTAACTTTTGCACCATTGACATTTGAGCAACTTCTTCATATGGATCATCGCTTTTGATATTGACGTGATGGTCCGGACTTGTTGGATGTTCATATCCTTTATAAGGTTCTAAGAATTTTAATATATCTTTTGCCGAATCTTTACTTGTAATCCCATTGGTTTTTAACAATGATGTCCTTGTATTCCAGCCGTTGCCTTTTAACTTAGCAACAAATCCATTCAGTGTTCTTTCGTGATCTAATCCATTTAATGTATCTTGGACTTCTGCTTTGTTGTTTGCAGGCGTTAAATTAACCAGTAAGTCTACAAGTTTGTCTCTTTTAACATTATCTTTAGAATCGTTAGACATAAAGAATTGCCACATCTTACTAGCAATAATATCCATATTTTGCGGAGTCAGATACTCCGGTTCTTTAACTATGTCTTGCCTGAATAAAGTATTCAACCCTTTCTTTAATCTTGCTACTTTTTGTTTGTCAGTACCATCAAAGTTAAAATTATCCATACTTGAAAAAGCCAGTTTTTCTACAGCATCAGTGTTTAGTTTTAATTCTTTGGCAAACTTTCTAAATGCGGCAATGCTTTTAGCACTAACAGGTGCTCTGTTATTACCATCTGCTATGTCTCTTGCCAACAATGTTATTGCTGAACCAAATCTTTCTTGTGCTTTGTCTAATTCGCCTGCCGCTCTCTTGCTTGGTGACATACTGTTAGGCTGTACATATCCTTTGATTGTTTCTTCTTCTATTTCTACTTTAGTCCCAGTACCTTTTTCGAAATCTTTTATTTCCTGCTTCCATATTTTATCTGCATCTGGACTACTTAATTTTTCATAGTTTTGTAAATACTCAACACTGGCACTTAGAAATTTAATTACATCAAAGTAATCTTTTTTACCCACAATGCCTTTTGCAGAGTCTATTATTTCGTGATTAACTACTTCTAAATTTTTTAATTTTTTAGGATCTATTTCCTGTGACTTACGCAATAATCTAAATACTGCTTTAACATATTCTGGTCTAAAAGCATCTTTACTATATCCTGCTTTCATTACAGTAGCATATCTCACACATGCTTTAACAACTTTATCATACATTGTGTTATAGTCTACACCGCCGGCAATTCTAAACTCTATAAGGTTATTTCCTGAGTCTTTATCAGTCTCGCCTTTAAAATTTATACTGTTAAACTTACCAGAGTCTATGCCTTTAGCAAGTTCTTTCTCAAATGCTTCAAAACTTTTTGCATCACCACGTTTCATGCCTTCTGCATATTTTAATACATTTTGATATTGACTTTTTGTGTAACTGTTACGCAATCTACCAAACTCTGCAAGTAAGTATTCATCACCTAATAGCAATGCCATCTTTAATTTGTTTGGTTCTGATGCCTCAGATCCCCAAAATTCATCATCGTCTGTTTTTACTAAATCTCTTTGTTCACCTTGCCAACTCATAGTAACATGTAGTCCTGTAGAGTTGTTTGTGCCAAAGTTTTCTTCACTCCAGTCAAACAAACTCTTCATTTCTGTAAGCATTTTTCTAGGTGAATCAAATACTGGCGAAATTAATTCTGCACCTGCTCCTTCATCGGCTTCTATACTGCTATCAGTTTCTACTGACCAAGCAGTTGTGGTATTAGTGGAGCCATACTCACCTATTTCCGGATAGTCTGTGAATTTACTATTATCTCTGATCCATGCCATTAATTCATCTGCAACACCTTCAACATCGCCTTCACTGCCACTAGAATAATCATAACCATAGTCATCAAGGAAACTGCTCATATAACTATAGTTGTCATATATCCAATCTTCTACACTATAGTCATTTCTTGCGGCTTCTCTGGCTTCATCGTCTAAATCATTTTCTTCTCGTACATCAGATCTTAACCATTCTAAGTATGCTTCCTCGTATTCTTCTTCAACATATTCTCTCACCCAGTTCATATAATCCCAACCATCTTCCTCACGGTTTTCGTATTCTTTTGGATCGTTTTCTTCAAAATCTTTTTTGTATTGCTCTACTGCTTCTGAACTTGGACCGTCTCCACTATCTATAAAGTCGTTTAAGTAATCTTCGTCTTCTCTGAATTCCTGTACCTTATCTTCTATAATGTCATCTAGGTACTCGTCTTGTCCTTTGGTATACAACCAGTCTTCAAAGTCTTCCCATACTTGATCTGGCATATCACCGTATTCGTATTCGATATCAGAAATGCTCATGTTGTCTATATCATCACTGGCTCTTCTGCCGTCTACACTATAGAAAAATGTTTCTGCTTCAAAACCACATTTTACAGGAGCATCCAAGGCCTCTATGGCTATTTCTTTTTTGTTGAAATTTATTTCGAATAGTTTTGGATCCGCTTCTTTGAGTAATTTAGATCTTTTTTTGAATTTTGTTAAAGTTTTTTTACTAGTTAATTTTTTTAATATTTTTTTAGCAAGTGTACTCTCGTCAATGTCCATGTCGTTGGCTTTTTTAAGTATATTTGCTAATTGATTTCTCAATGCAGGAGTCTGCATTGCTTTTGTAAATTGTACATCGATTGGTAATTTTGATTGTAATTGTGCTGGAGTTGGTTTGTCTCCTTGAATGGCTTTGTTTATACCTTTTGCCGCCATTTTTGGATTTTGTATAGGCTGACCTAACTTGGCTCCTAGTGCCTTAAAACCTTTTGCTACTTCCTTTTCTTGGTCAGGTGTGAATGGCTCCATTTCCATTTCGTCGTCATTTTTATTTGACTGCTTCGCGTTGGAATTTGGATCTTGTATTCCTTTATTATATTCGTACAAATCGTTTATTTTCATCTTCTTCTATTGAGCCTTGCAACTCTTTTGCTAATTGGACTTCTTCTTTTAGTACGAGCGGCTTTCCTTGCCATCCTCTTACCAACTCTTGCTCTTGTCTTTTTGAGCGTCATACGTTTTTTTAGGTTGATAGGTTTCGAGCATTGGCCTACATTAGACACCATTCTGCCTTTGCGTGGACCACTGGTGCATCTAACCTTGCGAACAATTTTACTTCCTCGCTTGGCCCAGACCATTTTGGCCTCCATTACTCCTTCTACTTCAACTATTTTCATTTTAAAATAACTTAAATATTAATGCAATTATCAAACTTGACATTGTTGCAAATACGCCTGCCATAATACCTACAAGCCAGTTTTCTATTTTAGTAAAATGTTCTTTTACTTCAACTTTGAATTCTTTGATTTCTGTTGTTACTTGCTCTATGCGAAGCATATCAGCAATTACTTGCGATTTTAAATCTGGCTCATTAGCATACAACTGTTCTGCTGGTTTGCTATCTAACTTTTTGTCTACCATTATAATACATCCTGTTTAGAAAATTCAGTATTTACTGAACTTTTAGTATCTACAGTACCGCCATTGAGGACAATACCGTTTAATTCATCTTTCAATGTGTCTAATGTATGAGCACCTTGTCTTTCAAATGCAAACTTGAATACCCAACCTGCACCTGTTAATGTTGGTGCACCGTAGTCATCTAATCCTGCTGAAACTCCGTCAACTACAATTGGTGTGTTCATAAGCATTGGTTGTGCTCTCAAACTTATTACCTGTACTAAACTTTCAAAATCTTTTTGTGTATCGTCTGTAAAATCGTCTGTGGCAGTTATGTCTAATGTGGTGAACAATGTAAAAAATTCTACGTCTCCTGTGAGTACTTCACTTGACGTTAATAATCCACCTGATCTTGTTTGTGCCATATGTGTCTCCTGTCACTGTTATAAGCATATTTATCATTTTCTCAGTATATTATGACACTATTTCAATAGCCAAAAAAAACCCCCTTAAAAAAGGGGGTTAAAATTTCTAAATTTTATAGTTATTAACTTGAGAAAGTTGCCACTACTGCTGTTACGTTAGCGAATGCTAATACTTCCGCCGCTGTAAGTGTAGTTTGAACTGCTAAGTTAGTTGTTGAAACGTCAACACCTGCAATTGATCCACCTGCTGAACACTGAGCGATCGCTAAATCTAAATCGTCATATGTTGCTATATGTGTTTGTGAACCTAATCCGTTACCTTCACCTGCTGTTGCTGAGTTTGCCTCTAATCTTACTAATGCCATTATTGGTCTCCTAATTCTGTGTAATAGACTATTTTGTTTAACTATTCTATTACTTGGTTACTTTTATTTATCCAAAATAGTAAGATTTTTGGGGTTTTGATTTTGAAATATATTGAGATTTTTACTTTCCAGACAGTAAATCTTTGAATTTATACCTTAAATTAGCCATTGTATCACTTGGATTTCTCATATAAGATGCTACTGTATTTCTTACTTTTTTAATACCTTTTTTAACACCAAAATTTGGTAGTATTGTATCGTATTCTGCATCGGGATCAAATGCAGGGTTACCATAGTATTTTTGATGTTTTAATTTTCTACCATCGCTACCAGTTCTAATACCATCGCTGTCGCCGTCTTTAGTGTTTAATCCTCTACGTGATGTACCTTTTAGTGCGTCTGCTCTTGCTTTGCTTCTTAACTCAGCATCACTGGGACCTTCTTTTTTACGAGGCTCTTCCCTTTTCTTAATTTGAGATTGTTGTGACTTGTTTCTTACATCAACATCAGTACTACCAACATTAGGTACATTTTTTAAATCTCCTACCTCTACATCTGTTCCAATTGACTGCCCCATATCGCGACCATATGTAGATGTATCAGTACCAACACCCTGTATTCTTCGCTGAGTATGGATATCTCGCATCTGTTTCATTGCATCTTTTTGTGCTTGACTGATTTCTTTGATTATTACTTCGTCGATTCTCATATTACTATTTATGACCTTTTTCTACTTTGCCAGTATGCGGCAATGCCTGCCAACCCAGCCGCGGATTTAGGTCCTAACCTTCCGCCTGTTATTCTTGGGCCAAATTCTGCACCAACGTATGCCGATGCACCTGCTACTGCTAAACGTTTAAGTGTTGTTTGATCAGTTGCTTTGTCTAATTCTGTGTTAGTTGCATTAACTAATTTATAGTTTCTTTCTTTTGCAAACTTATTTAATGTTTTGTATAAATCACTTCTTACTGCTTTGGCTCGCATTATGTGTAACATTTTTGTAATTGCTAATTGTTTTTGTCTATATTTTAATCTGCTCCAGTCTGATATTAATCTTCTGACATTTTGTATTACCATATCATTTATTTTAAGTTGTCTTTGTAATCTTAAAAAATAAACGGAGTTTGGAATTTTTCCTTTGGCAATTTGTATCATAAACTGATGCATAAGTTGATCATTAAATTTAAAATTTTTCTTGTATTTAGAATTTATAGTGTATGCAATCATGTAATGATCGTTTGCTGTAAGTCTACTTGCACGATATTTTCCGTGTCTTACATTTGCATTTGCATATTGTATTGCAAATGGTCTGTATTTTTTATCTTGTGCAAACACATACACCAACATGGTTGTTACCATTAGTAATTCTGCCATATCATCTTTGGTATATGGCTTGAATCCATCAGTTGTTCTGTATAATCTACTTTCCTGTAGATCGCCTAAGAATTGATATTGTGCTTGTTTTTGTTCTTTAGGTGCTTCCATTATGCTCCCGGTCTCCCTGAACCAAAGTTTTTGACACTGAAGTCTAATCTGTCAACTAACTTTATTGCATTACCTATGTGATCCACAGCAACAAAGCCTTCTTCGCCTGTGACATCATAGTCTCCTTCTGCGTTTTGTACAAATGTATCAATTTGTCTGATGTTTGTTAATTTTTTGATTATCATTTCTTTTGCTTTGATTAAATCTAAATATACAACGTATGCTTTTTCTATCTCTTCCTGATTGCTTTCTAAAAATGCTATACCGTCCAGCATCAATTTTGTTTTTCTTACTTTACCGTCATCGCTTTTTAGTTTTTCAACTGCTGATTTTAGTGTGCCTTTGTATTCAGAAATAAAACGTTGGGCAAAAACTTTAGGGTCTTGCTCAAAGCCTACCAGTTCTCTGATAATCTTATTTACACTAGCCTTAATTCTTGTTCTTAAATCATCACCAAACTCATTATTTTTAAGAAAGTCTAAGTCTGTAACTGCTTTTAAGTTTTGATCTGCATTATTAATAAGTTGGCCTAATTCATTTGATTCATCTTCTGTGAAGGTTACTTGACCTGAGTAATCTCTTATGATTGCATCTCTGTGCCATACATCTGGATGGCTACCTAAACTGCCTGCATCAAAACCAAACTTAGCAGATAAGTCTGCTAGTTCACCACCACCAACATATTCTGTATGGAATACAATACCAACTTTTGCTCTAAGCATGTCAGATGCTAGTTTACTATTTTTAGGTATAGCATAAATGATGGTATTAGGTTTGAATATAATAAATTCTTCGCCTTTGATATTTGCTACTTGAATACTGTCGTCTGTGAACAATAAATCACCTTGAACAACTTTGTTTTTAAAATTAAGTTTTTGTAAATATGCAAATGCACTAATTAACTTTTCCTGTAATCCTTCTGCTTCATGATTTGCTTTAATATCTTCTACACTTTTATTTACAAGTGGATTCCTTTTATTAAATACACTCTTAGTTCCTACAAAAAATTTACCATCTGCAGGATCTGTACCAACAAATACTGCTGGTGCACCGTCCCACTTTGTTGTTAAATTGAATTTAGTCTTTGCACTACCTTTAAGCATTTCGTGAAAACTTTGTAAATATTGAATTGCTTGTTTTCCGCCTGGTAAGCCGTCATTGAAAATTAAATCTTCTAGATGTTCAAGGTGTGTATTCTTGCTTTCATCTAGTCGGTGATGAATAACACATTCAATTAAATATCCTTTGGTAAGATCGACTGCTCTCATTAATAACTCGTATCTATTTTTTCTATTCCTGAATCTGCAGGATCTAGTGTAGTTAATTTTTGCTTTTGTTTGCCTGATAGTTTTTGTGGTACAAGTTTAACACCGTTAATAGAAATAATTTTTTTACTAGGAATACCTGTTGTAGTTGATTGTTTTGGATTTTCTGGATTAAAGAATCCTTTTATTTGTACATCTGGTACTCCGTCGCCGTCTGAATCTGCTGTAAATTGTATAAATTCACCAGTTTTTAATACATTATCACTAGTGGTCCATTGTATTTTGTCACCGGGTTTTGGAGGTTGGACGCCATACACTTGTTCCCATGTAGTGCCCTGTTGTTTATTAGTTCTTTTATTTTTAATAATATTGTCTAGTTTACCACCTGCTCTGGCTCCGAGTGTTGCCATTCCTTTTACAAACCAGTTATCATCTTTATATCTAGCGGCAACTCCTGCTCCCGCTTTGGCTTGATTAGTAGGATCCCACCATGCTTTAACATCATCCCATCTTTTTAAGTTTAATAGATTTTTTATTCTTGCTGATGTATTTTTTTGAAACGCTCTTCTAGTAAAAGAAGGATCTGCCGGGATAAAATCTTGTGCCCTGTCATCGTATACATAGAATATATTTTGTGCATTATCTATATATCCTTTATACTCGTAACCATCAACCTCAAATTCTACATGAGAATATTTAGGATCACTAACAATGCTTTTCCATTTTTTAGCAGGTGCTTTTTTTTGATAGTCTGATAAACTATCATCTTCGCGTAATATGACTTCGTTAATCTTCATTTGTATTAGACCTTGATTCTTTGATAATCTGTACACCCTTAACAAATCTTTCAGGCCTATTGCCTTTAATTGAATTAATTAAACGTCTTTGCAAGTCTAATGCTTCATTTTCATCAAAATTTTCTTGAATTAATTCAATTAAATTTAAGGCACTTTTAATAATATGGTTGCCTCTAGACTCAATTACATTGAGTTTGTCTCTTTCTGAAACAATTGAATTTAATTCGTCTAGAATTGATCTGTGATTTAAGGACATCTTATCTCCGTTTAAGCATATTTATCTATTTTACTTCTTCTTGAGGAGATTCCTAAGTGCCAAACCTTGTTGTACTATGTCAACATTGTCCTCTGTTGCATCTTCATCGCTTCTTATTACTGAAGATCTTTTCATAGCATCTGTCATTGTTATCGTATTAATAGTATCGTAAGTATCTTCGTCCTCATCTAAGTCTTCAATTCTCAGTGTTTCTGGGTTGAATTTTAAGTCTACTTTACTGCCAACACCACTACTAGAACGTGTTTTCATAAACTGTATTTGATATCTACCACGTTCTCGCATGGCATTACTTGTAAATATGCCTATAACATTGTCTGCTGTTTGTATTTTACTAATACCACCTGCAATATGACTGTGATCAAACTCTATTTCTTCTACTGCACCTCTGTTTAACTGTGATGCTGTTACTAATAGTATGTTTAATTCTACTGCTAAGTTACGCAACTCCTCTGATACATACTTGTCTTTAATAAACAAGTCACTTGCTGATACTTTTCCACTTATTGGCATCATTAAATCAAGATAGTCAACTAATAAACAGTCTACTTTTACACCTGTCTGTATTTCATACTCTCTCAAAAACGATCTAATATCACTAGCATTAATACCATTGCTCATCTGTTTTATGCGGAATTTACCTGCACCTTTGCCTTTCATTACTACTTTTAGATGGACATCGTCCATATTTTTCATAACATCTCTGGTTGCATACTCACTAACCATAGCATCAATACGCATACTTGACAGTTGCTCACTTAACTCTAAACTCAAATATACTGTGTTAAGTCCTGCTTGACTCCAGTTTACACCTAAGTTTTGTAGGAACAAACTTTTACCAGCACCTGATCCTCCGGCAAATACAGTTAATTCACCTCTATTCAGTCCACCATATAGTTTTTGATCAAAGTTTTTCCAACCTGTACTAATTGCACCTGCTTGATCTTTGATCCATTGTAACCTTTCTTTGGGATTTTCATAATAATCTAAACCAAAGTCACTTACTAGGCCAACACTGGTTGCTTCTTTAATAAGTGCTTCTACACTTCCATAGTCTTTATTTTCTAATAAGTCTGTGCTGTCTAGTATTGCTTTTTCTAATGCCTTATGTCTGCAGAATGTTTCGAACTCATCCATAAACCAACTCATATGACTGTCATGTGCGTCTTCAACCGGTTTTAAATTAATGCCGTTTACTGCTTCTAACTGTTCTAGTGTTGGAATACTGTTATAATTGTTAGCATGTTCTTTTAAAAACTCTACTGCTTCTCTATATTTTCTATTAAACATATAAGGTTGAACAATATTGTTTACCCTTACAAATACATCAGGATCTGTAACTAAAAATCTTAGAAACAATTCTTGTATATCTTCACCGTATTCTTTTATATCACTCATAACATTTTGCTCTGTACTTCAATTTTAATTTTATTTGCTACAGCATACTTAATTATACTAGATAATGTTAATAGTCTGCCATATTTGAGCACCGCATCACCTACATCTTTTATATCTGTGTGCCAAGGTGGGAAACTTACTTCCCACCCTAGTTCAGCGGCCTGCCTTATCAAGTCCTTGCCTGGTGCATCTCTGTCAGGGCAAAGGATTACTCTTTTATTTAATGAATTTATCTGCTGTATCTGTCTTTCGTTTATGGTATTACCCAACACACTAACGCCATCTATTAGAATAGCATCAATTACACCTTCTGTTACTACCACTATATCTCTATCTGAGTATATGTACTTGTCTATGTTAAACACATACCCTGCTTGACTGTTGTTGATATACTTAGGCGTTTCCTTTGTAGGTGGATTTATGTGCCTTCCTACATAGCCTACTATTTCTTGGTTATAGTAAAACGGTATTATCAGTCTATTCTTTAACATAAAGTCGTCACAAATAAACAAATCATAATCTGTTTCTAACAGTTTTCTTTCTTCTGCATACAACATTATTTTTTCATGTGCTTCGTTATATGGAAGTTTAGGAATATCTCTAACATTTATAACACTTGGTAATTCTACAGGTTTAAATTTTTCATAATTTATTACAATATCGTCAACTTCGTTATCAAACTCTTCTATCTTCATTAGTTCTAGAACAAGTTTCTTGACACTTTCGTTAGTTGCGCCTAACTTTACTGCAAGGTCTTTGTATTTTTTACCAATTTTTTTACTTGGCGACCATCCAGTTGAAAAGCCACAATTAAAACAGTTGTATGCAATTTTAGGACCTGTAGCAATAATACCTGCTCTGCCTCTTTTATCATTGCACATAGGACAACTAAAAGTTACCCAGCCTGCAGGTGTCTTTTTGTGTTTGTGAGGCAAGTGAGATGTTAGTAACTCGTGTACCTGTTGTATTGCGTCAGAGTGCTCCATTGCTGTTATTATACTGGATTATATATATGAAGTCAAGTCAAAATTTATCAGTTTTATGTCTTCATCATATTTTTCTAATACACGATCTTTTGATTTATTTGTATATGCATTTATATCGTCTAGATCATCTGCTGGTACATGATAATCTAATATGTAATTAGCATCAATATCAAATACCTTTT